TCAGCGTTTTTTGGCTGTTTTTGCCCCACTTTTCTCCGACTCTGAAGGGGGTGGGACAATTTTGTCCGCGTTTCGTTCCAGCGTCATGTGCTTCATGCCGGCCTCGGCGAGGCGGCGCCGGTTGGCTTTTGCGGTGTAAAGCGTCGTTTGCTGCTTCGTCGTCCAACCAAAGATCGCCATCAGTTGATCGTCGGTAGCGCCGTTCTCAGCGGCGATTGTTGCGCCTGCCTTGCGCAGTCCGTGCACGGTGCAGTGAGGCAGGCCGGCATCGTCGCACCACTTGCGGAAGCGGTTGCCAAAACCGTCATCGGTGAAGGGGCGGCCGTAGTCATTCACCAACCATGTGAGGTCGCCGGTCGGCGATGCGGCGATAGTGTCAGACAGCCACGGCAGCAGCGGGATCTCCACCACGACATTCGACGACCGGGCCGTCTTGCCAGGGCGAAGGCTGATCCAGCCGTTCTGCAGGTGCTGGCGACCGACGAGGATCAGGTCACTGCGGCGCAGGCCGGTGAACAGGGCGATGTGAAGTGCCAGCCGCGCCTTGCTGCCGAGCGGATACTTCTGCTCGAACTGCCGCACCTCTTCGATCGTCCATGTGTGGAAGCCGTCGCCAGATTTCTGCCGCTTGATGCCAGAGCACGGATTGTTGGTGGCGAGGTCGTTCTCAATCGCCCAGGCGAACATCGCCGACAGCGCCTTGATGACGTTGTTGCGGGCGCCGGTGGTGGCGCGCAACTCGTCGCGGATTTCCGTGACATGCCGCTTTTCCATGAGCCGGTAGGGCAGTTCGCCACGCTTCCTGGCGCTCTCCTTTCCGCCCTTCCTGCTCTCGCAGATTTCCTCCAACATCCTGACCCGGCGTTCCATCAGATCGACAGATACCGTCCCGCGGGCGCGGCGCTTGTATTCGCCGAGCAGCCATCGCAAGGAATCTTTGATTGCTGGCGGTTGGACGGGATTGCTTGGCGTCTTCGCGTCCGGTTTCGTCCAGGGAATGCCGAGGCGGGCGGCGGCAACCTCCTGCTCGAACAGTTTGGTTCCAGGTGTTTCCTTCAGCCGAACCTTCGCAGCGCCGGTGCGCCGAAAATAGTAGCGCACGTTGCCGTGGCGGTCCCGGTCAGTGGAGACGCCCTTCGGCAGCTTCGTTTCTGGCTTTGTCGCTTCACTCATCGTCCCAAGGATTGCCGTTTGCGGAATCGCCGTCAATGGGATCGTTCGGGTCTGGCTGATGTGGCAGCTGCCTGAAGGCGGCCGCAAGTTCTGAGACGTCGTAGATCAGCCGCCCTGCCGACGCGATGCGCGGCCGCGGCATTTTTCGCGCAGCAACCAGCTTGTCGAAGGTCGAGGGGGAGACGCCGATCAATTCGGCGGCCTGCTCGCGATTGATGCCGAGCGGCGGCAGTGATGCCGGCAGGACCACGTTTCGAGCCATCTTCATCCGGTTACGTCCTCGCGCGCCATGGCGCGCTTTGCCTCTTCGCGGCGGATCGCGTTGCGCTTGCGCGTTACCATCTGCAGATGCTTGTCGTTGTCCGGCCGAATGCAGCGTCGGTTGCGGCAAACGTGATCCAGTTCTTTCTTACCGGGGATGTAGCCGTGCTCGTTGGTCCACATGGCGATGTGGACGGCGACCGTCTGGCCATCAAGGCTCATGCGCGGATAGCCTGCACCGCGGCCGTTCTCGCCCGAGCTCGGGCCGGTCCACAGCCAGCAGCCGGTTTCCTCGTCGATATCGACGCGCGCCATAATCTTTGCGCGGATGCGGTCGCGACGCGTGCTCATGCTTTCCAGATCCGCAAGTTGATCAGGAAGCGATGGAAATCCCAGTTGCGACCACTTTCTCTGAAAGTGCGATAGGCCTGCCAGGTAGCCTTCGCCTTGGTTTCGGCCTGAAACTGCTCCGGATCAAATCCGTAGACTTCGACGACAAACACGGTCACGACGAGCGCGCTCCCTTTGGCTTCATCGGCATGAGGATCGTGTAGTTCAGATCGTCGCCGGCGGCGCGGAGGAGCGAGGGGCTGGCGCCGGTGCTGGTGAGCAGCTCGACGGCATCGCCTTCGGTATGTTCGAGCGCCTCACGCATGTGTTTGCCATTGTAGCCGGTTTCGATCTCGCCATCCGCTTCGCAGTCGATCTCGTCGTCGCCTTCGCCGACGGCATAGTCGCGCGCGTTGATCGCGAGCGCGCCAGCCGCGAAGCGGAAGGCGACGCCGAGGCCGGCATCTGGAGTGGCCACCAGGACGCGGGCAATGGCACCGGAAAGCGTCGAGGCGCTGAAGCTGGTGCGGATGGCGGATGCTTCCGGCTGGATCCGCTCGTAGTCTGGAAAGGTAGCTTCGACGAGCTTGGCGGTCATGACGCGCGAGGCGCAGGAGATCCGCAGCTTCATGTCAGAATAGTCGACGGTCACGTCTTCGCCGTCGGCGATGATCTTCAGTATGGCCTCGACGGCCTTGGTCGGAATGATGATCGGCGGCAGCTTGGCGATCGCATCCTCCTGGTCGATGTCGATCGCCTTGATCAGGCGGACTGACAGGCGCAGCCCATCGGTCGCCACCAGGTGTAGCCCCTCCTTCTTCGGGCGGAGATAGACGCCGGCTAGATAGTAGCGCGTCTGGTCAGTCGAGACCGCGTGAACGGTTGCCTTCAACGCTCTAGCGAGAACGGACGATGCCAGGCTCAGTTGATTGGGAAGGGTGGCCGCGTCGAGCTTGGGAAAATCAGACGCGGGCAGGACCGGCAGCTTGATCCGCGACCGGCCTGACTTGACGTAGATGCCGATCATCTTTCCGGCTTGGTCGATGCGCTCGACGCGGATCTCCTGGCCATCCGGCATGCTCTTAACCGCGTCGGCGACGAGATGGGCCGGCACGGTGAAGTCCTCGAAATCGGCGGCAACGGTGGCGGTGAAGCGAGCGGCCATCTCGATATCCATGCTCGTGCCGCGGACAGTGACCGCCTCGCTGTCGCGCTCGAAGAGGGCATTCTGCTGGATCGGGATCTTGGCGTTGCGATTGACGACGCCGATGATGCTGGCGAGGGCCGCCACGAAAGCGTGCTTTTCAGTCTTAAACATGGGCTGGGCTCCTGCTGGTGCCGGAAAGGAGATCGGCGATCGCGCATTCATGGGAGGGGGGAGCAAGTCCGAATTCGCGATGCAGTTCGTCCATGGCGGCTTCGATGTCCCGGCTCGCCAGCAAGCGATAGACGCGATGGATCGTCTCCATCTGCGGAAGGTCGATGTCGCGATTTTCGAGCTCGTCGAGCAGCTCCTCGTCGTCGAAGTCCTCGATGGTCTTCTCGGGCGGCTGCTGGCTTTGCCAGTAATCGTGTGCCCACTTTTTCACGTCGGCGCGCCGATTGAATTCGGATTTGATGACGTCATCCTGGATGACGGCGACATCAAATGAAACTTCGGTGGTGATAGTTACAACCGGCATCGTTCAAGCCTCCGCCGGCAGCTCGATCATGCCGAGCGCATGCAGGTAGGTGTCAAGGACGGCCTCCTGTTCTATCCGCTCGTCCTTGTCCTGCTTGCGGATGGCGATGACCTTGCGGAGGATCTTGGTGTCGAAGCCGACGCCCTTGGCCTCGCCATAGACATCCTTGATGTCGCCAGCGATCGTCTGCTTCTCTTCTTCGAGTCGCTCGATGCGCTCGACGAACGCGCGGAGCTGGTCGCGCGCGACGCCGTGCGCCGCTGCGGAACCGGTCTCTTTGTCGCCGAAGGCCTCGGGCTGCGTTGGCTCCTCAGCCTTGGGATGCTTGCCGCTCCCGGCCTGCTTCGAGATCGATTTGGCGGCGGCTGTCACGGCCTCGGGTGGAACCTGGCTGCGAAAGGCCAGGGGATCGAATGTTTGTGCATCCATGCGACTGCCCTTTCCTAGAATGGGATGTCATCGTCCATGTCGCGCGAGTAGTTCGGCGACGAAGACGGGGTGGAGGGTCTGGAGGAAGTGCCGCCGGCGCGATCGGTGTCGTAGCCGTAGTCGCCTGCACCGTTGCCGCCCGCCTGGTAGCCGGAGCCGTTGGCCCGGTCGAGCATGACGAGCTGACCATGAAAACCCTGGAGGACGATCTCGGTCGAGTAGCGGTCCTGGCCCTGTTGGTCCTGCCACTTGCGCGTGACGATCTGGCCTTCGATGAAGACCTTGGCCCCCTTCTTCAGGTACTGCTCGGCGATCTTGCACAGCGCCTCGTTGAAGATGACGATGCTGTGCCATTCGGTCTTCTCGCGCCGCTCACCGCTGTTCCTGTCGCGCCAGCTTTCGGATGTGGCGAGACGCATGCTGGCGATCGGGCGACCGTCCTGGGAGCGGCGGATTTCCGGATCGGCGCCGAGGTGGCCGATCAAGGTGGCGCGGTTGACGGATCCGGACATCAGGTGGCCCTCCCGTTCTCGGAGCCGCGCGGCCACATATGCGACAGCGCGATTACCGCGGTTGCGAGGATGAGGTTTGCCTGCGGTTCGGTGATAGCGCGCGGATTGCCGTCGGCGACCTTCATTGCCAGGGCATGCGCCGCTTCTATCTGGATCGGGCCGACGATCAGCTGGCCATCGTTGTCCGCCAGGACGAAAGCGCCGGCGCTGAAATCAGCGGCAAGCTCGCCGCCATCCTTGGCGGTACCGACCGTGGTCGAGCCGTCCATGCTGGTGATCATAAGCTGGCGCGTCGCGCCAATCGCCGCGAGCGGCGTGCAGGCTATCGTTTTCATAGGGATCTCCGAAGGGCTGCAAGGGATGCGCGGTCGAGGATCCGCTCCTCGCCGATGAGGCGATCGGCCATCGCCATGAATTGCTCTTCCGCCTTGCCCGCAGCCCAGGGCTTAATGGCGCCCGTCAGCTTGGGCGTTGCGGAGGTAGGGAACTTGCCGGCTGCGGCGGCGCCGAAGAGCGCAACCGCCTCGGCGCGCTGCATGCGCGCGTCCATATCCTTGACGAGCTTAGCCTGGCGCTTCGTCCATGCTTCTGGTCCCGGCAGGCCGGCGGCAAAATAGATCGCCTCGTCCCAGGCGGACTTGCAGGTGGCAATCGCATCGAGCAGACGTGTTTCGCCGTAGTATTCGGCGCAGGCAGCGGCGAAGAGTTCGGCGCTCGGGCGGATCAGGTCGCCGAGCACCCACTCATGCGCGTCGTGCAGTAGAAACAGCGCGGCATCGAGACGGTTTGCGCCTTCGTTGAGAAGCGCTTGCGCGCCCATGACACAGTGCTGGGCGACTGACAGCGCGATGCCGCGATTGCGGCCGTTGAAGCGGGCGATCTTGGAGAGGGTATTGCCGATCTCGGCAAAGCAGACGATCTCGTGATCCGGGTTCGCAAGATCGATGTCTCGCCCATCGTTCCAGACGGTCGTGACACGCTCATCGACGAGGCGTGCGGCTGCCATCATGTAAACACCCATGCGCCGAGTGCGATGCTGCCGGCCGTCAAAACGAAGCCGATGAAGATGCCGACGATCAAGGTCTCGAGTTCGTTTCCGGCGCGCGCGGGCCGACTTAACCAATCGTCGCCGGGAAGGACGAAGCCGGGTTTCGGATGGCGATCGATCATGTCAGACCACCTGCCGGATCGACTTGCGGCGGGCGATCGCGGCGGCCTTGTCGTGCAGGCGCAGGACCGTATTGCGGGTCCAGCCACGTGAGATCAAAGTTTCGACGCTGACGTTATCGCCGGCGAAGGCGAGCTCGCGCATGTCGTCGGCCATGCGCTCTTCCAGAGAGCGGACGCAGCGTGGTTTTGCAGCGATCGCAGCTGTGGTGTTGGGATGGGTGATATAGCGGATCATGTGGCCCTCAACGTTGCGTGAAAACGCATCAACGCCGGGGATAATACCGCTATGGTATTATATGGTCAATACCGCTTTGGTATATTGGTATCGGGCATTACGCCGCCCGCGAATCAGGCGACGCCGGCCAGTGCGATAAAGTGCACCGAGTGAACGGCTCCCGCAGGGAATTTGAGCTCCTTATGGGGATTGAACTGCTCAAGCACCAGTTCTTCCGCGTTGTGGCGCAGGAACTTCTTCACATAAGCGAGCAGTGGTCCATGCTCCTCCAGGTGTACCTGGGCGATCACGTAGTCGCCCTTCCTCACTCGGCGCATCGGGTCCACGAAGCAGATCTCGCCATCTTCGTATCGGGGATACATCGAGTCGCCTGACACCTGCACCGCATAGGCGCCTCGAATGTGGGAGATTACTGGCGGCGCCATCACTTCATACAAAACACTGCCATTCATAAGGAATTCGCCGTCAATGCCGCCTACCGCCTGCCCATATACAGGGATCTTCCTACCCTTGCCCTCCACCTTACCGCGAATTTCTGCGTTGGGAAGGTCCGAGTTTTGGCTGCCGACACCCGGCGAAGTGTCCGTCCCGCCGGATGGAAGTTCGAACATGAGTGCGAGCGCTGTTGTCTGAAGGTGTGGCGCCAAGCGCTCGGCCCACTCCTTTGTCAACTTTCGTTCGCCGGTCTCAAGGCGCTTGATCTGCGGCTGCGAGGTGCCGACGCGATCTGCCAATTGCTGCTGGCTGAGGCCTTGCTTCTCTCGTAAGTCTTTGATCGTGCTCATGGTCTAAGCCTATTCCATATTGGCATAAACTTCAAAAACCGAAATGGTATTAGTGGGCTTGCGAAATAATGCCAAAGTGGTATGGTCTTTCGCATGACGCTCGGAAAATACATTTCGGAACGCGGCCTCACCCATGAGGCTTTTGGAAAATTGGTTGGCGCTTCTCAGGCGACGATCAATCGCTATGTGCGCGGCGATCGTTTCCCTTCGCGGGAGATGGTCCTCAGGATCCAAACAGCCACGAATGGCGAAGTGTCGGTCGGCGACTGGTATGCGGCGCCGGAGGCTGCGGAATGATGCGGCGTTTGCCATGCGGTCCCCCTTGATCTGATGGACCAACCCTAAGCTGCGCACGCGCGGCTTTCACGGAAAGATTTATCGAAACGATTTCCTTGATTTTCAGGGAGGATGACTTGCGCACTATTTCCGACAAACAGGGCCTGACGTTGAAGGCTGCAACACGCCGCGGCATCGACCAGGCAGGCGGCGGCGACGCGCTCCAGCACGTCACGCGCGTCAAGGCCGGTGCGCTGTCCAAATACGCCACCGTCGGCGAGGACACGGCGGACAAGTTCATGCCGATCGATATCGCCGTCGAATGCGATCTCGAAGCAAACTCCCCGATCATCGTTTCGGCCATGGCCGCCATGCTTGGCTACAAGCTCGTGCCCGCAGATGACAACGCCGCCGTTTCCATGGCGCCGATCACTCTGCGCGACGGGCTCAAGATAGCCAACGAGGCGGCCGACGTCGTCAAGGCCATCACTGAGGCACTGGAAGACGAAAACATCGACGCGCTGGAAAAGCGCATCATCACGCGCGAGATCGACCAGGCGATGCAGGCGCTGCAATGCGTGTTGCGCCGGATCGGCGGCGCCGCATGACGATTGTTCGGATCACGCGCATCGTCTGCCCGATCTGCCGGGGCGAACGTGTCCGGCTCGGCGCTACCTGCTTTTTTTGCCACGGCGTCGCCAAAGTCCCGGTCGACTGCGCCCTTGACGCTGCCGAGCGTCGCTATCGTCTTGCGAAAGGCGGAGTGACGTCAGGCGACTACCCTGCCGATGTCTCGCGCCGCTTGATGGACGAGGCGAATCAGATCTTCGACATCGCCGGCGTCACGCCGCCCTGGAAGCAGGGAGCGGCGGCATGAGCGAGCGTGCGAACGGCACCATCTGGCGTCTCGCCGGCATCCTCTGCCCACAATGCGGCACCAACTCGAGTCGCGTTCTCGACAGTCGCGAGCGCCCCGGCGCAGTCCGGCGTCGCCGCGAATGCATGCGCTGCGGCGGTCGCTGGTCCACAGAAGAGCGCATGACGAGCTTCAAGGCAGGGAGGGCTAAGAAATGACGATCGAGCGTCCGCGCGCCCTCTTCACTGTCGTAACTGACGATGTGGACTTTGCGCTTTCAGTCATCTTTGCGTGCGCACGTAGCAATGCACCAAGCTTTGCCCGTGTTATCGACGACCCGGTCGAGATCCTAGCACTTCCCAACGGCGCGAAGGTGCATCCCGGCATCTGGACGACCAGCCGCGAGACCTCCGGCGCCGAGATTGCTTGGCGTGGGCGCCGGAGGCGTGGCGGACTCGTGTTTCTATCCGACGATGAGATGGAGAAGGTTTCGCGCTGGCGTGCCCGCAACGTTGCTGGCGAGCGGGATGCGCCTGCCTCTCCGCCGCCGACATCGCCTGTCGCCGTCACGGCGCCCGTCCCACAATTTGCCCAGGAATGGAGGTAGCCGGTGTTCGGCCAATTCTTCGACAAGATGACGCCGCAGCGGTTCGCGGCACTTGCACCACACATGCAGACGGAAGCGCTGCTTCTGGCCGCAGAGGTGGGCCTTGCCGTCCCTGTGGTGGCGGCATCGATCTCGATCCCGACACTAGAGGCTAAGCGCCTGATGTGTCAGCGGCACGGCTATCGTACACCGGAGGCCGCGAGCAACTGGGTCGATCCAGACAGATCCGTCGACGTCCGCTCGAACAAGATGAAGATCCTGTCGATGATGCTGGCTGAGGGTGGCGCAGATGGCATCTCCCTTTCGCTGGTCGAGATCGCTGAACGGGCCGGAATCGGATCGACGAATGCGCCGCGCGCGATGCGGGACCTGACGCATGCCGGCTTTATCGTCTGCATCAAGCGCGGCGGCCCACATCATGCGGCCGTCTACCGGGTCACCGAGGATGGCATCGAGGCCGTCCGCAAGGCGCGGGGCGATCGATGAGAAGAGGGGCTCCGCGCACGCTCTATGTCATCGCTCCGTCCATGATCGAATGCGTCGAGACGGCACGCGCCTTCGGGCTGGCGCCGGCCGAGATGGAGCACCATCGCAACATCACCTGCGCCTATTCGCTGCGCGACACCCTGCCGGGCACGCCATTCATCGCCAAACCTGTCAGCGACTGGCTACCGGGGCCGAACACGGACGTGCTGGCTCTGGCGGTCAAGGCGATGCAGCTGCAGGGCAGGCTCAGGATCATGGGCGCTCAGGAGGCGCCGCTCTACCAAACGTTCAGCGATATGCCTCGGCGGGAGATGAGGGGATGAACGACCACTTCCTGGTTCGTGGTCCGGCCATGATCTCCTTCTCAGGCGGCCGCACCTCTGCCTTCATGCTCCACGAGATCGTAAGAGCGCATGGGGGGCGATTGCCCGACGATGTGATTGTGGCCTTCGCGAATACCGGGAAGGAACGCGAGGAGACACTCCGCTTCGTATTCGAGTGCGGCAGCAGGTTCGGCGTTCGAATTGTTTGGCTGGAATGGCGAGACACCAAGCCGTGCTTCGAAGAGGTTGGTTTCAACAGCGCAAGCCGAAACGGCGAGCCATTTGACGCCATCATAGCAAAGAAGAAGCGATTGCCGAACTGGCGAGAGCGCTGGTGCACCAGCATGCTCAAGTTGGAGCCGATGTTCGCCTATGCCAAAAGTCTAGGCTGGAAGAAAGGTGAGTATGCGGAACTGATCGGCCTGCGCGACGATGAGGGGGAACGCATCCTGCGCGGCTTTGCCAAAGCCGAGGAGACCGGGCGCCGTGTCGGTTATCCACTCGCCAACGCGAAGATCCGCAAGGCGGACGTCATGAACTTCTGGCGGAAGATGGACTTCGACCTGGCCCTGGAGCCATGGGAGGGTAACTGTGATCTCTGCTTCGCCGTGCCCAAGGCTATTCGCCTTGCCCGCATCCGGCGCAATCCTTCTTGTGGTCTCTGGTGGAACCAGAAGGAAGTGGAGCGCGATGGCTTCTTCGATCGAAGGGTTCGCGTCGCCGATCTGATGGACCGTGTAGAGCGCCATCCCGACATGTTCGACACTGCAGAATTCGACGAGTTCGACGCGGAATGCGGCGACGGCTGCGGCTACGGGGAGGCGGCGCAATGACTGCCGCTCTGGACGTCTTCATCGACGAGGCCAGATCCGTATCGGTCACCGATGCCGCGGCAATCCTGGGCTATACCCTAACGCGATCCGAATTCTCTGGTCCATGCCCCGTCTGCGGGGGCCGGGATCGGTTTTCGATCTCCACCGCCAAACAGGCATGGAACTGCCGGCAATGCGGCCGCGGCGGGCGCGACGGCATCGGGCTCATCGCCCACGCGCGCGGCCACGACGTCTCTACGCGAACCGGCTTTCTGACCGCGTGCAGCGAAGCGCTGCAGCGCGAGATCCCTGCGGAAGGTGAGCGCGAGACCGATGAGCAGCGGGCTGCGCGGCTGGCGGTGATCGAAGATCGTCGTCGGCATAATGCCGAGGTAGCAGCGCGCGCCAGCAACGACTTTCGTGACAAGGCGATCGCCAAGGGACGCGGCATCTATTTCAACGCGCGCAAGGTGGCGCCAGGCGAGCGCTGCGCGGCAGCCGATTACCTGCAGCTGCGCACGGGTTTCGAGATGCCAGACGCCGTATGGGCCAATATCCGCTTTGATCCGACACACTCCTATTGGAGCAGCCGCAAGGACGATCGTGGGCACCATCCCTGCCTCCATGTCGGCCCGGCCATGATCGCGCCGTTCGTCGACATGGACGGGAAGGTCACCGGTTGCCACGAGACGTGGATAGATCTGGCTCGTGGACCTAAATTCCGCCCGTTGCTTGCCGATGGCGATGACGTGTTGCCGACGAAAAAGATGCAGGGTGTGAAGAGGGGATCGATGATCCCGCTCTTCGGCTTGATGTCCTCGACACGCTGGGTCGGCGGCGAAGGTATCGAGAACGGCCTCGCCATTGCCGGCGCCGAGGGCTTTCCCCGCGATACCTTCTATTTCGCCGCCGGTGATCTCGGCAACCTCGCTGGCCCTGCGGATCCCGCCAGCGCCTTCAATCATCCGACGCTTACGATGACTGACAAGCGCGGCCGCTCGCGCGCGGTCCGCGTACAGGGACCGGAGCCGAAGCAGGATCTCCAGCCCGGCGAGGTGCTGGTTTTTCCTGATCGCGTTGCGCAGCTCGTGCTGCTCGCCGACGGCGATAGCGAGCCCGTGTTTACCGCTGCCGCCATGGCGCGCGCAGAGAGGCTGCATTCCCGTGGGGGGCGCGAAATAGAGACTTGGTGGCCTCCCACAGGCTCCGATTTTTCCAAACTGATGGCAGGGTGACGTGGCAGAGCGAAAGAAAAAACCTGAACTACCCGAGGCTGTCCGCGAAAAGATGCGCGAGGCCGAAGAGCAGCGGCGCGGCGAAAACCCCGTAACCCCTGCCGGTCCTGCGGACGAGGATCCCGCACACATCCTGGCCGATCTCGAAGCTGATAAAGCGGCGCTGGAATTTTGCGCCGAGCTTGATCACTCCGACACCGACAACGGCAAGCGAATGATCGTGCATTTCGGCTCCGATCTGCTGGTGATCGCCCAGGAAAAGGCCAAGACGCCGGCCTTCGCTGTTTGGACGGGAACCCATTGGGATGCCTCGAACGGCGGGCCGAAGTCCAAGGCACTGGCGCAGCGGCTAGGCGACCGCATTGCGCAGGAGATCGAATTCATCAAGCCGAACGCTTTCGAGCAGATGCTGATTGACCAGGGTCAGGAAGCGCTGAAGAAGCCGGAAGAGGAACGCGGACCGGTCGAGCGTCGACTTGCTGCCGGCGCGGCGAAGGCAACCGAGGCGCATGGGAAGCGCGTCAAGCGTCGCCTCGATCATGCCGTTACCTCGAAGAACGTTGCCAAGATGAATGCGGCGTTAGAATGCGCCGCACCGCATATCATGCGCAATCCGAACGACTTCAACGCCGACCGGATGATGGTGGCCGTCGAGAACGCCACGCTGCGCTTTCATCGCAAGACCGAACGACGCCGCAATCCACGCCACAAGAGCACGATGGAAACGCCGGATGCGCCGGAATTCATCGAGGCCTGCATCGACTCGACGCTGGAAGTGATCCCTGGCCATCGCAGGCAGGACATGATCACCCATATCGTGCCGGTGCGCTACAAGCCCGACGCGAAGTGCCCGAAGTGGATGGCCTTCATCGAAAGCAAGCTACCCGATCCTGCGGTCCGCCGGCTGGTGCAGGTGAGTTCAGGGCTCGGGCTGCTGGGCATCACTGTGCAGTATTTGTTCTTCCACTACGGCGACGGCGCCAACGGCAAATCCGTCTACATGGAGACGCTCTGCAGGCTGCTTGGCGAGGCATCGGTGACACTTCCGGCGACGAGCCTGATCGGCGAAGGCGGATCCTCCGGTAGCGCCAGCCCTGACCTTGCCCGTCTGCACGGACGGCGCCTGCTGCGCGTCAAGGAGCTTCCGGAGGGCGAGGATCTTCGCGAGAACCTGGTGAAGGAGCTCACAGGCGGGGAGACGATCACCGCGCGCGATCTTTTCACCGGCTACACGGACTTCCTGCCGATCTTCGTCGCCATCATGAGCGGCAATGGCTACCCGCGTATCACCGGTACGGACGACGGCATCTGGCGGCGCATGGCGGTGATCCATTGGCCGAACAAGATCGCCAAGGAGGACCGGCGAGAGTTCGAGGAGATCGTATCGTCCTTCGAGCCGGAATATCCCGGCATCCTCAACTGGCTGATCGAGGGCGTTCATGTCTTCCTGCGCGAGGGGCTCGTGATCCCGGAAGCGGTGGAGCGCGCCACGCAGGACTACCGCGACGACATGGACCGCACGGCGGGGTTCGTCGGCCGGTGCGTCATCCGCGATGCCATTGCGTCGCCACTGCAGGGCAAGGTGCTCTATCAGGCCTACTGCGACGACACGATCGACCAGGGCGGCAAGCCGATGAACGTCACCAGCTTCGGGCGCATCATGGGCAAGAAGTTCCCGAAGGAGCGCACCGACACCGGCGTCGTCTACATCGGCATCCGGCTAGCGAACGTACCGGCGCGGGCCTCGCCAGTCGATCCGCCCGAGGGCCGCTTCGACCCAGATGTGCCGTTTCCTGACGAATTTTCCTGACCGGTGATCTCCCCGGAACCCCTCCTTGCCGGTTTGTATCTGACCAGTTTTGACGAGTTGCTGACGGGTGCCTGACCACTTCAAAGGGAGAGAAAAGACAATGAAATCAAGGTGGCTGACGAGTTCTGACGAGTTTTCGCACGTCTCATTATGTGAGCGGTGGGAGGTGCGGAGGGTGGTTATATGCGATTAGGAAGATAACTCATCAGACTGGTCTAAGTGCATGAACTTTATAAACAAAACTCTTCATTCGACTGGTCAGAAACTAGTCAAAACTGGTCAGATGGGAAAGATGATGAAAAAAACCACGATCGAACAGCTTCTGACCTGGGCTTTCGTCCACGAGTTGCCGAAGGTGGGCGCCGGGAACGGCGGATCGCTGGTGGCCGGTTCGAGCTGGAATGCGATTGTCGAGATCGCAGCGCTCGGAACGATGATCGACCGCAACCCCAACTACTACGGCGCGATCCCCGGCTACGTGTACGAGGGCGAGCCGGCTGCAGATGCTCTGATTGTCGGTGATGCGGTGCGCGAGCTGGCGAAGCGCGACGGCTTCGAGATCGCTGCTGGCTGGCATCCTTTCCCTGAATGGGAGGACCCCCACGGTCTGATCTGCACCGAGGTTGATCGCGTCGCCGATGAACAGCGCAACCGCAGCGACAGGCTCAACGGCAAGCATGTGGTCAATCTCGTCATCAGCGCCGCCATGCTGGGCCGCGGGCCGTCGTGGGATGCGGATGAGCCGAGCGCACGGCCGCTGATCGACGTGAACGGGCGCGCCATGTGGTTCGTCGACCGGAAGGCAAAGGACAGCCTGGGTCGCGTCTACACCTACACCGACAACGGTTACGACCAGCGCCGTCATCGTCCGATCAAGGGGGCGTATCGGAAGTGGAGGCTGAACCGTCCGCTGCGTGGCGATATCCTTGCCAGGCTGGACTGGCAGCTGTGGCAATCGGCCCTCGAAGTGCTGCAAGATTCGCTTTGCGGGCGCCTGTCGGCACATGAGCTCTTCGAATTTGTGCCGGATCGGCACCCATGGATGAGGGTAAAAAGAGCTGAAGGAAATGGCCTATCTGTTTGATATGGCGAAGAAATCACTATGCTTCAAAATGATGTTGCGTGCGTTTGGAAGTTGACAGATAGTCAGCACGTTAAATCAGGTTCAAAAACCCGCTGGCGGAAACGCTCGGCGGGTTTCGCTTTTGTGGGCGGGTGAGATGGCGCGGTTGTCGACATTGAGGCCGCGCCTCTCCACTCTCGCTCCGAGGATCGGCAGGGCAGCGGGCGACGAGCAGGCGCGGTTGCGTGAGCGTGACCAGACGGTCGCCTGGCGCAGCTGGTACAAGACGTCACGATGGCAGAAGCTGCGGCAGAAGATCCTGCTGCGCGACAACTACACCTGCCAGCAGACTGGCGTGATGTGCGTCGGCAAGCATCCGGCCGACAACAGTCCGGTGATCGACCACAAGATCCCGCATCGCGGTGATGAGCGGCTGTTCTGGGACGAGGACAACCTGCAGGTCGTCAGCAAGGCCTACCACGACAGCGAGAAGCAGAAGCAGGAGCGGGCGCAAGCTCTGTGGTGATCCGATAGCTACGGCACCACGTAGACAAGTATCGCAATGACGCTGGTGAAGATCACTGTCCATACGGCAGCGGCCAGCGACCAGAAAGAGACAGGTGACAGCCGATCAAGCCAAACCCGTCGCTGGATGTCCTCGCTCAGAACCTTCAGCTTCTCGCGAGGGTTGCCCCACTTCACGCGTCTGAATTTGTAGACGTTGTTGACCATGACCCAGAGCATAGTCCGTCGCGGGTTAAGCCAGATTGAACGCTCGAAACAGAAGCAGGAGCGCGCGCAGGCTCGGTGGTGAGGTCGAGAAATTAGAAAAGTTATTGAGGCTAACCTCGCCTCCTACGACCCGAAAACCGGGTTTCCACCCCTCGACCTCCGACTCCTCGACCCCTGTTGCCGAAGTGCAACGCCGGGGGGGGCGGGTCGATAGTCTGGAGGCCCCCTCCGGCCCGGACCCGCGTCCCCCTCACGCAGAGATTTTTTTCGGATGGACACGATTTTTGACCTATTCGGGCATCCGGTCCCGGCATGGAGAGGCAAGCGTGGCCGGCCTCCTTATGAGCCGACCGAGGATGACCGCAACAAAATCAAGCTGTTGCTGGCGCTCGGCTGGTCGATCGAGCGGCTGGCAAACGGAGTCGGCGTCTCTCCAGCGACGGTGAAGCGGTATTTTAGAGCCGAGCTGAAAGAGCGTTACGCCATGCGCGACCGTCTGGATGCCCGGCGCTTCCAGATCGCGATGGAGCAGGCAAATGCCGGCAACGTCGCGGCGCTGAAGGAGCTCGGGAAGATGATCGAGCGGTCCGATATGATGGATGCCGATCGCAACATGCGTGATGCGCAGCGTGATCGGGCGACCACCGAAAAGGCCGCCGAGAAGCTCGGCAAGAAGGCGGCCCAGAAGGAGGCCGCGAAGACAGCCGGCGCAGATAGCGAATGGGGCAGCGACCTGCTGCCCGGCGTGCATCGGAGCATGCAGTAGTGGAAACGGCCTGGATGCCGGCGTCGACCTGGTCGACGGCCGTTCCCGACTGGAAGGAGCGGATCCGCGGCAAGCGGTCGCTCATCCCCGATCTGCCGCTCTACGATGCCGTCGCGGAAAAGGCGCTCCGCATCTTCAAGCGGCTGCGCGTACCGGACATCATCGGCAATCCGACCTACGGCGAGGCTTGCGACGAGTGGGTGTTCGGTTTCGTCCGCGTCGTCTTTGGCAGCTACGATCCGGAGACTAAGCGCCGTGCCCTGCGCGAGTTCTTCCTGCTCGTGCCGAAAAAGAATGGCAAGTCCTCCATCGCGGCTGCGATCATCGTCACCGCTGCGATCCTCAACGAGAGGCCGGAAGCGGAACTGCTGCTGATAGCGCCGACGAAGCAGATCGCGGATATCTCGTTCAAGCAGGCCGTCGGCATCATCCGACTCGACGACGAGCTGGCGAAGTTGTTCCATCCTCAGGATCACCTGAAGAAGATCACGCATCAGAATACGCTCGCCGTGATCGTCGTAAAGGCTGCCGCAGCCGACGTCATCACCGGCTCGAAGGCAACCTACATCTTGATCGACGAGACCCACGTCTTTGCCGCCATCGCCAAGGCCGCCGATATCTTCGTCGAGATCCGCGGATCGTTGGCGGCGCGGCCAGATGGGTTCTTGCTGCAGATCACGACCCAATCGAAGACGCCTCCGGCCGGCGTATTCAAGGCGGAGCTGCAGAAGGCTCGAGACGTTCGCGACGGCCTTTTCGACTTCCCAATGCTGGCCGTGCTCTACGAGTTGCCGGCGGAAGATGCCGTCGACGGCGGATGGAAGCGGCGCGAGAACTGGGGCCTTGTCAATCCGAACCTGAACCGGTCGGTCAACGAAGACTATCTCGCCGGCGAGGTCGCCACGGCTGAGCGCGAGGGGCCGGAGAAGCTGGCGCTGATCGCCTCGCAGCACTTTAACGTGGAAGTCGGCCTCGGCCTTCATGCCGATCGTTGGGCCGGGGCGACGTATTGGGAGGGCGCAACTTGCGCCGGCCTGACGCTCGAGCGGATCATGGCCGAGTGCGACGTCTGTGTCGTCGGCATCGATGGCGGTGGCCTCGACGACCTGATGGCGATGGATGTTATCGGGCGCCAGCGGGAAACGCGGAAGTGGCTCGCGTGGGGAAAGGCCTGGGCGCATCCGGACGTATTTGAGCGCCGCAAGGAGATCGCACCGCGGCTGCGCGATTTCGAGCGTGACGGCGACCTGGTCGTCTGCAACGAGGTTGACCAAGACATCACCGAGATCGCCGACATCTGCGAGCGGCTGTTCTTGGCCGGCCTGCTGCCGGAAAAGGCCGGCATCGGCCTCGATGCGTTCGGGGTCGCCAGCCTTCTCGATGCGCTGGCGGAGCGCGGCATGGCCGGCGATCTGACCATGGCCGTCGGACAGGGCTGGAAGCTGCAGTCGGCGGTGACGACGCTGCCGCGCAAGCTCAAGGACAAGACGATGCAGCACTGCGGCCAACCACTGATGGCGTGGGCGGTCGGCAACGCCAAGACCGAGCTGAAGGGCTCGAACTACATTGTCACCAAGCAGGCGGCCGGCGCGTCGAAGATCGACCCGCTGATGGCGCTGTTCAATGCGGCGATGCTGATGTTCCTCAACCCGGAAGCAGCCCCGGCCTTTGATGCTGAGGCGTGGATAGCGAGTTATGCATGAACTGGTTCAAGCGACTTCTGCGCCTTGAGGGCACAAAAGACATAGAGCCGTGGCGAGGCGGGGCCGCTTCCACCGAGAACGCGGACAACTTCGTCACCAATCAGGTGACTCTCGCTGGCTACCGTGATGGACGCTTCGGTCAGCCTGGCGCGGCCGTTGGCCTTTCCGCGACCTGGGCCTGCGTGCAACTGATCGCGGGCACGATCGCTTCGCTGCCGTTGATGGTCTATCGGACGGAAAATGGGATACGGAAGGTCGCGAAGGATCATCCGCTTTATTTCGTTTTGCACGACAGCCCGAACTATGACCAGACCGCCGTCGACTTTTGGGAGGTTATGGCAGCCAGCATCGAACTGCACGGCAACGCCTACGCCGTGATAGAGCGGCGCTCCAGCGATGGCGCTCTAAGTGCGCTGCACCCCGTGCGACCCGATATCGTCAAGGTGCGCAGGACAGAGAGCGGAGATCTCGAATACGAGTGGACCGAGAACGGCCGCCGAATAGTCAAGCGCGGCTCAGACATCCTGCATATTCGCGGCGCACTCGGGGACGGCATCTCCGGATCTTCGACCCTTTCCATTTGCCGCAGCGTCTTCGACGATGCCTTGGCGGCGGAAAGTGCCGCGGGCGCGATGTTTCAGAACGGGGTTAACCCCAGCGGTATTCTATCGACCAAACCTGAAGTCCAGCTTTCGCCTCTGCAGCGCCAGGAGCTCGAGCAGCATCTCGCAACGAAGTACATGGGCTCGATCCGCCAAGGCCGACCGATGCTGCTCGACAACGGGCTGACCTGGACGCAGCTTACGATCAACCCGCAGGACGCACAGATGCTTGAAAGCCGCAAGTTCAGCGGCGAGCAGATCTGCCGGATCTTCGGCGTGCCTCCTGCGATGGTCGGTTTCGGTGACAAAGCCTCGAACTGGGGGACCGGCAAGGAAGTGGACGTTCTGGGCTTCCAGAAATTCACGCTTCGCAAGCGGCTGAAGAGGATCGAACAGGCGCTTTTGAAGCAGCTCGTTGCGCTTGCCGAGCGGCGGGAGCAGGGCATCACCATCGAATTCAACTTCGAAGGCCTGCTGCGCGGCGACACGGCCAGCCGATATGAGGCCTATGAGAAGGCGATCCGCATGGGGATTGCCACCCGGAACGAGTGCAGGGCCTTGGAAAATCTTCCGCCAGTAGAGGGCGGTGATGTCGTTACCGTCCAGATGCAGGACGTCCCCCTCTCCACCGCCATCAACGGAGGTCCTAATGGACAAGAAGACGGCTCCGGTTCTTGAGATCAAGTCGCTTAAGGATAGCGGCGAGTTTGAGGGCTACGGTTCCACGTTCGGCGGAGAGCCGGACGCCTATGGCGATGTGATCGCCGATGGCGCGTATGCGGAAAGCCTCGCCGTCCACAAGGCGAAAGGCACCATGCCGAAGCTGTTCTGGCAGCACAACTCGGATGAGCCGATTGGGAAGTGGCTGGACGCCAAGGAGGACGATCATGGCTTGCTGATGCGGGGCAAGCTGAACATGGATGTCCAACGCGGCCGGGAAGCCCATGCTCTCCTCAAGGCCGGCGACATCGACGGATTGTCGATCGGCTATCGGATCAAGGAATACAGCGTCGACACGGAAACCGGCGTCTGGACGCTTCAGAAACTGGATCTGGTCGAGGTCAGCATCGTTTCCGTCGGCGCCAACGAGAATGCGGTTGTGCAGAGCGTGAAGGCTGCCAAGGCCGCGCATGATCTTACGGAGAAGCTGAAGGCCGGGGACCGGCTGACAGAACGAGAGTTCGAAACCTGGCTCAAGGGGCTGGGCTTCTCGAACTCGCAGGCGGAACGCGCCGCGCGTCTCCACCTGAAGGGGCAGGGGGACCCTGTCGACGCGGCTGACGACGGCGTCGCATTCCTGCGCGCCTTGATGGGCTGACGCCCGATCTCAAACCGAAATCAGGAGGTTCCCATGTCGGGACGTAATCTGGCCGTCCTCTGCGGCGGTTCCATCGCATTTGTGGCCGCTTCCATGGCTGCTCTTCCCTTCGGCCCTCGTATTGTGTTCGATGCGCCGGACCGTTCTGGCGGTGGCGGCGGAAAAACCGCGGCAGAGCTCGCCGCCGAGTTCAAGCGCGACTTCGAGACCAAGCACGACAAGGTCAAGGAGATTGCTGAGAAGGCACTCGCCGAAGCCGAAAAGGGTGTGCCAATGGCATCCACCGCCAAGGAGTTGGCGGACCAGGCGATTACCGGCATGAACGAGGCGAAGGCCCGTCTCGACGAGATGGAGCAGAAGATGGCTCGCCGCGGCCAGCCGGCCGACGAGGCGCGCACCGCCGGCGAACGGTTTGTCGAGGACGAAGGCTTCAAGGCCTTTGCTGGCCAGACCCGTCCCCGCGGCCGGCACATCGTCGAGGTGAAGGATATCTCGTCCCTCACCACGGATGCGCCCGGCTCCGTCGGCACGCTGGTTCGTCCCGATCGCGCCGCACCTGTCGAGTTGCCGCGGCGCCGCATGACGATCCGCGCGCTTCTCGCTCAGGGCAACACCTCCTCCAACTCCATCGAGTATGACAAGGAGAAGCTGTTCACCAACAACGCTGCCCCGGTCGCCGAAGGCGCTCTAAAGCCGCAGTCCGAGATCCAGTTCGAAGAGGCGACTGCGACGGTTCGCACTATCGCTCACTGGATGCGCGCCTCGGTGCAGATCCTTGCCGATGCTCCTGGTTTGCGGTCCATGATCGACAACCGTCTCCGTTACGGCCTCGCTTATGTCGAGGAGACGCAACTCCTCAATGGCAGCGGCGTCGGCCAGAGCCTGTCCGGCCTGGTGACGGAAGCGACGACATTTGCCGCGCCGGGTGGCCTTGTGGCGGGGCAGATGATCGACACGGTTCGTCTCGGCATGCTCCAGGTCGCACTTGCCGAGTACCCGCCGAATGGTGTCGTGCTCAACCCGATCGACTGGGCCTTCATCGAGATGCTGAAGGACGACCAGGGTCGTTACCTTATCGGCAACCCGCAAGGCACGCTCAACCCAACCCTGTGGGGGCTTCCGGTCATTCCGACGCAGGCCATGGCGGAGGACAAGTTCCTGGTCGGCGCATTCGATCTTGCGGCCCAGATCTTCGATCGCCAGGACGCAACCGTCGAGGTGTCCACCGAGGATCAGGACAACTTCGTCAAGAACAAGGTGACGATCCGTGCGGAAGAGCGCCTTGCACTCGCCATTTACCGTCCGCAGGCGCTTGTCTACGGCGACCTCGGCCGCGTGGCCTGACGAGTTCGGCTCATCAAGGAGGGCAGCCTAGCTGCCCTCTCTATGAACCGAAGGAGAAGCATCATGGTCAAGGCAGTTCTACTCAAGCCGCTGGACGGCCAGCCGGAAGGCACCGAGCGTGAATTCAGCAAGGCCGACTTTGATCGCCTGAAGGCGTTGAACGCCGTTGGTGCGGCCGGAACGCCGAAAAACAAGGCCGAGAAGGCCGCAAAGTGATGCTTGCGCCCGTCCGCACCTCCGCACCGGCGTCGACGCCCGTCTCTCTGGTAGAGGCCAAGGCAAGCCTGCGCGTCGATTTCAGCGATGATGACGATCTGATCACGTCGCTGATCGCTGCGGCCGTGAACCATTTTGACGGATGGTCCGGTACTCTCGGGCGGGCGCTGGTCACACAGTCCTGGCGGCAGGATTTCGGTAGGCTCGGCGTCATGCGTCTGCCAGTCGGGCCGGTCGCCTCTATCGCCAAGATCGAATATTTCGACGGCGACAATGTTGTCCAGACGGTCGCCGATACGGTCTACACGCTTCGCACGGATGCCGTCGGAAGCTATGTTGACCTGGCGCCGGACCAGGCATGGCCGACTACCCACACGCGGCCCGACGCTGTCAGTGTTACCTATGTTGCCGGGACGGCCGCCGCTGATGTGCCAGCTGCGATCAAGACGGCCCTCCTTCTGATGGTCGGACATTTCTACGCCAATCGTGAAGCTGTGGGCGAGGCGCGGTCGGAACTGCCGTTCGGTGTTCACGCGCTCGTCGCGCCCTATCGGCGGGTGGGTGTGTGATGGATGCGGGCGATCTCCACTACCGTGTCGCCTTCGATCGACGCTCCGAAGTCGACGACGGCCATGGCAACACCCGGGGCGACTGGCACGAGCAGTTCCAGTGCCGTGCCGCCTATCGTCATCTTCGCGGCGGCGAGAGCGTCCTGGCTGGTCGCCTGGAGGGAAGGCATCCGCAGATCATCACCGTCCGTGCCTCGTCGCAGACGCGGCAGGTCACCACCGACTGGCGGGTGAGGGATGTCCGAACGGGCGACGAGTTTAACATCCGCGACGTAACGCACGAAACCGATCGGCAGTGGATCTCGCTGCTCGTCGAGCGTGGGGTGTGATGGCCGTCATCGGTCTGGACCGCCTCCGTCGCAAGCTGACGAAGACCATCCCCGAGGCTGCGCAGCAGCGGATCAAAGAGGCGATGGAGCAGAGCGCCAACGAGGCCGTGGCCTTGATGAAAAGCCTTGCTCCGCGTGACAGCGGCGCGTTGGTCGACAGCGTCGGCTGGACCTGGGGCGATGCGCCGAAAGGCGCAATGGCGATTGCATCGAGCAAGGCCAACGCCGGAAACTTGCGCATTACCATCTACGCCGGCGGCGGGGATGCCTTCTATGCCAGATTCGTCGAGTTCGGCACGTCGGCGCATGTCAACAAGGGCAAGTTCGCAGGCTCAAAGAACCCGGGCGCCCCGGCGCAGCCGTTCTTCTACCCAGGCTGGCGCATCGTCCGGAAGCGGGTGAAGGGCAAGGTGACGCGAGCCATCAAGAAAGCGGCGAAGGAAGCAGCAGCATCATGAGCGTAGGACAGGAACTCTGGGACGCCATCCGTGATACTCTCCTTGCCGACGCGACGGTGATGGCCGGACTAAACGCGATCTACGACAAGGTTCCCGACAAGCCATGGGGGGAAAAAAACGCGTATATGAGCCGCGGCCCGTTCTACGGGATTCCGGACGAGGCCGATTGCATCGGCGGGCAGGAGATCACGATCCAGCTCGATATCTGGTCGCGCAAGCCGAACCGCTGGACGATGGATGACATGATCGCCGCGGTCCGCAAGGCGCTGCATGAGCGAGGCCTGCAACTGACCGAAAATGCGCTGGTCAACATGCGCGTGACGTTGTGGCGGATCATCGACGATCCGGACCCGCTCACCGTGCACGGCGTCGTGCAGGTGACGGCGCTCGTCGAGGAGCCGGAGGAGGTATAATGGCCTGGATGATTGTTCATGCCGAGGGAAACTTCCGTCGGCCTCGGTCGATCTACTCGTTCAACTTCAAGCCAAGCCCGGAGCCGCAGGAGCGACCGCGCGACGTCGTCGACTATGCGGTCGCGAAAGGTCTGGCGACGGAAGTTCCGTCTCCGACCAGAGAGCAGGCCAAAGCTATCAGGCAGCGGCGCAACCGGGCGAAGTAGCCCATTCCTCTGAAACCGGGCGCAAGCCCTTCCAGGCTGGACGATCTCCGGCCCCTTGCCACATGGAGAAAAGACAATGGCCGCGCCCAACTATCAGCGCTTTCACGAGTTCGTTGTCGAGGTCGAGACCGACACGCCAGGCACCTATGCCAAGATCTGCGGCATCACCGGTCGCCAGGTCAATCGCAGCCTCGCCCTTGAGGAGATCTCCGTACCCAAGGACTGCGATGACGAAGCCGCCGGCGCCGAGACGCTGGTCGAACCGGGGCCGCTCGTCGTCACCGTCAGCGGCACTGCAAAATGGGCGCGCCAGTCTCACGGCATGATGATGGACTGGATCTATCTGAAGCAGCGCAAGTCCGTCCGGGTTGCGCATGTCGCGGCTGGTGTGGGCGACACCGAATACGAAACCGGCTTCGCCTACATGACATCTCTGAACGACAGCGGCGAGCTGGAGGGTGAGGGCAAAATCGTCACGCGCGAGATCGAGCTGCGCTTCGACGGAGAGCCGACCTGCACGGCCAAGGCCGCCCCCTGATGAAGGGCGTCGAACTCACATGGGCGGGTGGTGTGCACGACTTCAAGCTCACCATCGACTTGCTGCGGGGCCTGCAGGACAAATGCGATGCCGGCCCACAGTTCATCCTCGAGCGGCTCGGAACGCGCCGCTGGTTCATCAACGACATCACCGAGACAATCCGCTTCGGCCTTGAGGGCGGAGGGCTGCACAAGGAAGCCGCGCGGAAGCTGGTGAAAGACTTCGTCGAGGATAGGCCTTTGACGGAGTCGGTGATGATCGCCCAGGCTGTGCTGATGTCCGCTCTCTTCGGCAGCGAGGACGACATGCCGGGGGAGCCGGCGGCGGGGGAGGTGAGCCAGAGCGCAACCCGCTCCCGCGAGGCAAGTGGCGGTTCTCCAGCTTCTACAAATGGGCCGGCGTCGTCTCCGGAAACATCGGTGGAATGACCCTCTGGGAGTTTGCCTGCATGCAAGATGGTTTCCGGGAGGCGCATCCCAGCGGGAACCAGAGTGCACCGGCAATGAGCGACGACCGATTGGCTGAACTTGGCATCGAGGGCTTCTAGTGGCTACAGACGTTGAAAAGCTGATCGTCGCCCTGGAGGCGCGGACGAAGGCGTTCGAGAACGCCCTCAACAAAGCGAACGGCGTGGCAAACAAACGCGCCACGGCGATCGAGCGGCGTTTCCAGGCGATGAACCGAAACCTCTCCTCCGGCTTCAATGCGGCTGCTCGCGCCTTTGCGATCATCGGCGGGGCGGCCGGCGCCAAGAACCTGGTCGACACCGCCACCCGGATCGATAACGCGCTGAAGGTTGCCGGTCTTTCTGGCGAAGAGCTGGAACGCGTTTATGGCCGGTTGCGCGACAGCGCGCTTGCCAACGCCGCCCCGCTGGAATCGCTTGTCACGCTCTACGGGCGCGCCGCGATCGTGCAGAAGGAACTCGGCATCTCCACCGACGAGTTGCTCGGGTTCACAAACAACGTCGCGGTGGCGCTGCGCGTTGCCGGCACGGATGCGCAATCGGCGAGCGGTGCGCTGCTGCAGCTGTCGCAGGCTCTCGGCTCCGGTGTGGTCCGGGCGGAAGAGTTCAACTCGATCCTCGAAGGTGCTCTCCCGTTCGCCCAGGCCGCCGCCGCCGGCCTCAAGGAGGCTGGCGGCTCGGTGGCGAAGCTCCGTCAGCTCGTCGTCGATGGTGCTGTCTCTTCGGAGGCCTTCTTCCGGGCGTTCGAGGCGGGCTCCGTCGTCCTGGAGGACAAGGTCGCCAACGCCACACTGACAATCGACCAGCGGCTGGTGAACCTGCAGACATCGCTTGTCGATGCCGCACGCCGATTCAATGAATCTGCCCAAGCGTCGGCTACGTTCGGCGCTGAGATCGACCGGGTCGCAGCCTTCGTCAACAGCATCGACTTCGACAATCTGATCTCCGAGATCAGCGCCGTCATTGCGGCGATGAACTCCGGGATCAAGTCCGCCAACGACTTCGCCAATGCGGTCGGCAACATGAAGGGGTGGGATAACGTCGGAAAGTTGCTGACCGGTGGCGCGGCACGGCGGGAGTTTCTTGGCGGCGCCCTGACTGTCACCTCGACGGCGGGCATCACCGACCGGATCAACGAGGCTTTTGAAGACGAAATCCAGAAGGCGGGCGAACTCACCTCAGAAGCCATCAAGAACAGCGTCCTCGGCAAGGGGGCGTTGACGACGCCGAAGGATGGCCGTGTGCCGGCTGCGGCGACAGTCGCGCCGGTTTCACTGGCGGATTTCGACCTACCTGCCTCGAAGTCGAAAGGCAAGGGCAAAGGCAAGGGTGGTGGTGGCCGTAGCCGCGCAGATAGCTTCCAGCGTGAAGTCGAGCAGATCCAGGAGCGGACGGCGGCGATCCAGGCCGAAACGGCCGCGATGGCCGGCCTCAATCCCCTGATCGATGATTTCGGTTATTCGATCGAGTTCGCGCGGTCGAAGCAGGATCTCCTGAATGCCGCGCAAAAGGCGGGTGTGGAAATCACTCCGCAGGTTCAGGCCAGCATCGAGGCGATGGCGAGAGGCTATGCCGAGGCAACGTCCGCGGCGGAACGACTGGATCAGTCGCAGCGCCAGGCAAGGGAAGCATCCGAGTTCTTCGCGGATTCGGCCTACGACGCCTTCTCCGATCTCATCCCGCAGATCGAGACGGGGAACAAGGCGCTCGACAAGTTCCTCAACACGCTGATCGAGGCGGTGGCCCAGTCCATCCTTCTCGGGAAAGGGCCGCTTGCCGGTCTCGGCGGGGGTGGCGGATTCCTGGGCGGCCTGTTCTCCATCTTTGGGTTTGCAAACGGCGGCATCGCGGCTCGGGGAAGGCCACTGAAGCAGTTTGCCAGCGGCGGCATCTCGCGCACCGCAGCAATCTTTGGAGAGGCTGGGCCGGAGGCGGCTGTTCCCTTGCCGGACGGCCGCCGCATCCCGGTTGATCTCCGCATGTCGACAGGCAAAGGCTTGGGCGGCGGCCGAGACGAAGTCACCATTTATCTGCAGGACGATAGCGGGCGGATGGCTGAAATCGCCGATCAGCGCATCGAAACGAAGAGCGGCACGATCGTGAACGTGGCGGTGGCTCGCGCCGACGCTCGCGCTCCCGCGGCGGTGGCGAAGTATCAGGCGCAGCGCGCCGGCGGCGACTACAGGAACTCCTGATGGCTGACATCATTGAATGGCCGCTCTGCGTGCTCCGGCCGCAGACGATAACGCCGTGTCCGGTAGCCTTCACCCGATCCGGCGGCGCTTCGCTGGGCGGCGTCGAGTCGGCGATCCGGACTGACCTCGGTCACTGGAGCATCCAGTATGGCAACGTCGTGCTGCAAAACCGGAACCGGGAGCAGTGGCAGACATGGCAGGCGGTCCGGCAGAAGCTGTCGGGACGGTCAGGGCTGATCGTGGTGCCCGTACGCGCGGGGCTGTCCGCGCCGTATGTGTCGGGCAAGTTCGAGCCGCAGACCGAGGTGCCGCACGATGACGACGCGCTGTTCGATGACGGCGCCTCCTATCTGCAGGGCGCCATCTCGGTCGTGACCGATGGCAATACGGCGCTCGGGGCAACAGTCATCAAATTGCGCATCATCAACGCAGCGCCGAACTTGGCCGGCGTGATGTTCTCGTTCAACCACGCGCTCTACGAGATCGGCCCGGTGATCGCCATCGATGGCGATATTTGGACCGTGCCGATCTCGCCGTCGGTCCGCGAGTTCATCCCGGCCGGCTCTGCGCTGGAGTTCGATCGACCGACCTGCCTCTGTCACATGGCCGACGATCGCGGCATGGACGTGGACCGCAACGCAGTGGGCAAAAACTCGCTGCCTTCGGTCTCGTTCGTCGAGGCCACGGACTACTGGAACGCGCTCGCATTGGGGCTTGCCTGATGCTGAAATCGCTTCGCATCCTGGCGCAGGCCGACCTGCCGTCGAAGACACTGCGCTGGTATGACGGCTCTGGCGGTCCGTTCGTCGACGACGACGGCAACGTCTATCGCTCCAGCGTCCTAACGGAAGACGCGCTGAGCAACATCGAAATGGCGATCAACGCGGAGGCGTTCACGCTTTCGCTCGTCATCTCCGGCATTGACGTGGCGACGTCGAACGCGATCTGGGCTGACTACAAGGCGGGCACCATCGCGGGATCGCGTTTCCGCATCCTGATCCAGAAGTGCGACCAGTACGACCAGCCGATGGGCGCGCCTGCGGTCAAGTTCACCGGCCGCATCGACAACCTGATCTTTGGTGACACCGTTGATGGCGAGCAGATCCGCTCAACGATCACGATCGAGATCACCAACCGCTTCTCGCTGCGCAAGCAGTCGAATGGCTCGGTGTTGTCCGACGTCGACCAGAAGGCGAGGGCGGCCATCCTCAACCCGTCCGCACCGGCTGATCGTATCGCCGAGCGCATCATCCTGTTGCGCGACAAGAAAATCCGCTGGCCGGATCTGTAATGGAGACTGCTCTTGGAGACTTCCTCCGCGCTTACGACGAAAAGCCATGGGCGCCTGCATCCGTCAACTGCCTGATGTTTCCGGCCGCGTGGGCCATCTGGCTCGGACATCGCGACCCGATCGAAAAGTGGCGTGGCGTTGTCCGTGACGACGAGCATATGCGCGCAATCGTCGCCGAGGCCGCAGGCTGCGTTCTACTGATGGAAGAGGCGGCGGCTGTCATTGGGGGGCGGCGCGTGTCGCAGCCATGCTGCGGCGACGTTGGCGTAATCGGCAGTGCAACGAACATTCATCGGCAGTTCGGCGCGATCTTCGACAGCGCGCGCTGGCGGGTCCGCTTCATCGACCGCGTCGGCACGATGGTCGCAAAGCCTTTGGCGATCTGGAGAATTTAATGCCTGGATTGGAAACGCTGGCGCTGATCGTGTCATCGATCGCGACGACGACCCTTGCCGCCAACGCGCTTTACCTCGGCACTTATGCGCTGGCGATCGGCGGCCTTGCCTTCGGATCGAAGCTGCTGGCAAGAAAACCTGACGTGCCGAAGCCAGAGGATGGCAGCTTCAATCTGAAGCAGAATGTGCCGTCGCTATCCTATGTGCTCGGACGCACCAAGAAGGGTGGCGATTACCTGTTCCTCGAGGAGAAGGGCGGGACCGCTGACCATATCATCTGCATGGCGGCGCATCGCATCGAGGGCTTTGTCCAGCACTATGCGCATGACGAGAAGCTGACGCTCGACGGCAACAACGATGTGACGTCGCCTGGGCACTTCACCTACGATGGCACGAAATATCTTCGCATCCTGACGCGACTTGGCGCCAACGCGTCGACGGCCTATGCGGATATCGTTTCGGCCTTTCCAACGATCTGGGGTAACGATCACCGCGGCGATGGCCTGGCCACCGTATTGATGCGGGTGAAGTCGGCCAGCCAAAAGCGCTTCATGAAGGTGTTCCCGAACAACATGCCGGAATATTCGGGCGTGATCGATGGGTTGCGCCTTTACGATCCACGCACAGGAGCCACAGCATTCTCGCGCAATCTGGCGCTGATGCGACTCTGGCATCTGACCAGCCCCGTCGGCGGCAAGCTGACCCGCAGCGACATGTATCTGCCCGAATGGCAGAACGCTGCCAACGTCTGCGACCAGAACGTGACGAACCGCAGCGGGGCCACAGAGAAGCGCTATCATGGCGGCTTCTGGTTTCGCGCCGAGAATGATCCGGTCGAGGTCGGCCGGGTGATGGACCAGGCCGCCGAACTCGTCGTCTACGAGCGGGCGGATGGGTTGGTCGGCGTTCACGCCGGTGAGTTCGTTGCGCCGGATATTCGCCTGACGGCTGCCGATATCATCAGCGTCCAGCTCGATGGCAACACTCGGCAGGTTGGCACTGTCCTTGCCGTGCGCGGCCGCTACGTCGATACTTCCAAGGACTACAACACCGCCGATGCTGCAATCTACGGCAACCCGTACCTGCCAGAGGAGGACACGGAGCGGACGAAAACCGTCGACAACGAGGCGGTGCAGTCGCACAACCATGTTTCGCGGATGCAGAAGATCGCTTTCCTCCGGGCCAATGCACCGCGCGTCTCGGTGGTGGCGCATTACGAGCCGGCGGAGAATGTGCCTTACCGGCGTTTCGTCAAGGTTCACGTGCCGCCCAAGCTCGACGAGGCGATCATCGAAATCACCGACGTTCCGACGATCTCGCTGCGCAACCTGACCGTGGCGTTCTCCGGCATCATCGTCCCAGCCGGCCTCTACGATTTCAATGCTGGCATGGAGGAAGGCAAGCCAGGCACGAGCGTCGAGCCGTTGCCGCCTGAGGGGGTGCCGGTCCCGACCGGGTTCGACGTCATCATCAAGAGCGAGACACTTTCCGGCGGACAGAAGGCTGCTTACGCGCTGGCGTCCTGGACGACGACCAACCCGGAATTCACCTACGAACTCGAGTGGGAGCCAGTGTCTGGCGGAGAGCCGGCGCGGTCCACACTATCTGAGGCAGGGAGCGCCAATGTCCGCTCGGCCTATCTGTCGGACGGCGTGCAGTACAAGTTCCGGCTCAGAACATGGGCTGCCAGCTCTTCAGATTGGACGACCTATATCAACCGCACAGCGACCGTCTGACCTATACGACGTCGCCTCGGCCAATGACGCGACGTGTCGTCAGCTGAGCCGCCACTAAATACAGCTGAAAAAGCGCTCTGGCTGGGGGCCGGATCGCTTCTCTATGAGGAAACGACATGACCAATTTGACCGCCGCCGAAGTTTACCGCGACTACGTCACCGATGGCGTGCCTTCGTCCGGCCCCAACAAGCCGAAGAAGGCGGATATCCGAAAGCTGCATTCTCAGTATGAAGCGATTATTGACGCCTTCACCTCGAATGGCGGACTCGTTTATTCGTCCTTGGAGTCCCTGAACGCGGACCTTGCCAAGGCCGTCAACACCATGGCGTGGGTGGTTGGTGACCCTGTCGCCGCCAACAACGGCGTCTACGGGAAGGTCGGGGCGCCCGGCTCCGGTTCTTGGACCCGGCGGAGCGACCTGCCGTTCAGCTTTGTCGTTGCGTCTAATATTGGCGCCGGCACGCCCAACGCGATCCAGGCAACGTCTTCAATTCCGGTCTCCGGATCGGCGCTTGTCTGGGTGAATGTGTTCACTGCCAACACCGGACCAGTCACTGTCGCGTTCAACGGCGGGGCACCTTTGCCCATTAAAACGAATACCGGAAACGACGTAGCGCCTGGTGGTCTCATGTCTGGTATGATCGTGCTCGGCATCGTATCTGACAGCACGTTCAGGGTCGTGAATGACCAGGTGTCGAGCGCCATTGTTGCGGCAGCTGAGGGGTGGGCCAACGTGGCATTGGCCGCCGCAAACAGCAACCTCGCCTTCGTAACGCGCGCAGCAGCGGCCGCCGCTAGCGTCCCGGCCGGCGTGCATTCCATTACGCTTAGAGGGGGGGCCTCCGAAAGCGACGGGCTTGGCGGGTTGTGGACCGACACCAACAACGGCAGCACTGACACCTTCACGACCAATGGTGGCACGCGGACGTGGTATCGGGTGCGTGATGTTGCGGCAATGTCGCGACTTCCAGAAACGGAAATGTCCGCCCAACGTTTGTTTGACGCCAGCCTTTCACGCGACATGGCGTTCGATCAGCCCTGGTGCCGTTTCGTGCCGATTGCCGGAATGGGCGTGAACCAAACAACGGGCTTCGACCGTCAGCGCGGTTATATCTACACGCACCACAACATCAATGACGGCGCCGATAAGGGTGTCATCACCCGCTATGCCTGGGGAACCGGCAGCCGCGCCCCACTTGATAGCATGACGCCTTCGGCGCTAATTAGCCATTCCGGTCTGTGTGTCGAAAGGGCCACCGGAAAGCTCTGGACCGGCGGTGCTGGCGGGGTTGCACTTCGCTTCGATTACGCTGCCGGCGGTGCGCCAGCAAGCGCACAGCAAATCACCTTCTTTGCCGGGTCATCTGGTAAGGTGTCGATCAGTTATGATCAGAAATGGTTTGTGACGCAAAGCCGCTCGGGCGGTACGATCACCAATCGTTTCTATCCTCTCGATCAGGTCTTGGCCGCCATCGGCTCGTTGCCTACGGCTGATGTGTCGGGGCTGGAAGTCGTGTCAATGCGGATCACGTTTCCTGATCCATCGCCATCCAATCTGTACTATCAGGGGCACGGTTGCGACGGGCGGCGGCTCTACACCATCGCCGGCTACACGAATATCAACACGTCCGGGCAAATCCTCGTCCATGATATGTTCACCGGCAAACTGCTGTATCGCAATTCGGAGTTCCGTCCTGGTTTCGCAACCTGCAACCCTGTGTCCAAAGGTGTGCATTGGGAGCTTGAAAGCATCGATTTTATCGACGGTTCGGACAACGATCCTATCCCGTCGCTGGCTATCTCGCTTGCCGGCAGCAGCACGGAAGCAAGCCGAAATTGCGTCTATGTAATCGGTCCCGTTCAGCCTGATCCCGGTTATGTAGCAGGCCGTCCGATCAACTACGCACCAACGATGACCATTGGGCACAATTGGAGCCTTATGGCGTCACCGGCTGGCAGTGGTAACGTTGCACCGTTTCAGCATCATTCCACCACCGTTGAAAACGCAACGCATCATTTGTCGTTGTGGACAGCATCGGGCGGCGCGTCCGACGTTAGCCGCATCATCGTGCGCGGCACAAGCGGAACGATCGGTGATTTGTCCGGTAGCTTGCCGGATGGCATGAACCTTTATGCAGACCGTTTCTATGCGGCTCACGGCGGCAATTACATCAACAGCGGGTACTACCTTGTAGAAGTTGACGCTGCTGCAGGTGCGCTCAATACCAACTCCGTTCCGATGGCCTTTGTATGGGCCGCTATGCGCTCGGGCGGAACCACTCCCACCGAAATCTTCCGAGTGCGCGGGACTGCCATCTATCCAGGCGATGTGGACAATGGCATTTCATGCGGTGCAGGCTCCAAGCGTTGGAGCGTCGTCTATGCGGCAACCGGGACAATCAGCACGTCGGACGCGCGCGATAAAACGTGGCGCGGCGAACTGGACGGTGCTGAGTTGCGGGTTGCTAAGCGGCTTTCTAAGCTTGTTGGCATTTACCAGTGGAATGACGCCATTGCAGAGAAGGGTACGGGTGGCGCCCGTCTGCATATCGGTGTGACGGCGCAAGAGGTCCGAGATGCGTTCGAGGCGGAGGGTCTCGACGGGTTCCGTTATGCTGTCCTCTGCTACGACGAATGGGAAGCGAAGATCGAGACGGACGAAGACGGCAACCAGACAACCATTTTCGACGCCGGCGACCGCTACGGCGTTCGTTACGATCAGGTTCTTGTGTGGGTGGCGGCGGGCTTTGAGGCGCGGCTTGCAGCACTTGAAGCTGCGTGATTGCTGTCGCGCAGTGCTGCGCCAATCTCATCCACAATGAGGCGAGCTGCTAGAGGTGGTCGGGCCGTAACGTCAAGGCGATCCTGAGGCGACAAGTTAGAGTAGCGACGACCCCCAGCACGGTTTGCGGCAGGGGGTCGTTACACTCAAGCTGACATAACGGCTTTGGCAGACGATATCAGCCTGAATCGTTCCTTTGCCTCCATCTTGCCAATCCACTTACTTGCTTCCTGTGACGGCCCCTTAAGCAGCATGTCGAGTGTGCTCTGCTTTAGCGATCCATCGGCGACCTTGGCTGCCAAAAGGGCAGAAGCCAGTTCCTTTTCTGAAATGTCGCCCACGCACCAGCGCTTCTCGAAAAGCGTCATGATGAAATCGAGGATTTCGGATTTCACATGCCGGCGATCCGGGCGCCATTTTGCCAGGAAGCCCTCGATGACGATCTCATAGGATGGCCAGTAGAACGTCATGCCCTCGAACTCTTTCGCGGTCATCACCTTATCAATCGCCATGCGCAGCGAAGCTTTGGAAATAGAATTGGCCGACGTGCTAGGGACAGGCCTGAAAGTTGCGACGAGAGGGATAGGGGAAAGCGTTACGATGACCTTGGCCTCAGGCCGGTGCCTGCGGATGGTTTGCAAAATAACCCGCAAGTTCTCGTAGTTCTCATCGATGGAGACGGTTCGAAATCCATGTCTTGCCGGGTCGAACTGGTCTTGTGGTACAGCCCGCCAGAACACTTCACCGGTCGGCTTGTCATGCCAGACCTCGGACAGCCCGAAGGTCAGGACAAACACGTCCGTTTCGCTGAAAATCCTGAGAGTTTCCTGCCGGATACTCTCGTCGTATTCCATGCTTTCGGCGCTGTAAGAGTGCCAGACCGGAATCTGCGGTGGCTTGTTTTCAAAGGCCCATTCGATCTGCTGACGAATTGCATAGGACGTTACCATGCCTTCGCCCATCCGAACGACATAGGCGGGCGAGTCTTTTTCCGCAGCATTGAGAACATTATAATGGCGCTTCGCGAGCCATTTGCTGATGTTCGCAGCGAAGCAACTGCCAAAGGCGGTAACGCGTGATTTCGCGGTAATGACGGGTTCATGCGGTGCGAAACTGCCCACAAAGTAGTCAGAATACCCGTTCCAGTCCTCCAAATGTGAAAGCGTCGGGCCGAAGTTGCAATCTTCTCCGCGATACCATGTGTACGTCACGCGCTGCGCCTTACCGCCGTCTTCGAAATCGACCATCCCCAGGCCGGTCGGATCATGCTTGATCTGCTGCACTGACATTGATCACTCCCGTTATTTTAATGTGTGGATGTTGCAGAGTGAGCTGTGAGGTTCACTGCCCGATATTACTGGCCATACGGCTGGCGGCAGATGTGAACCCTCCAAGTCCATGCTGGCGCCTTCCTTGCCTCCTGCTCCTGTCCGCAACTGGCTGGCCTCCCGTATAAAAGCCGTCGCGGCCCTCGGCCGTCGTCAGCCACGCATGACATTCGTTTTTCGAGACGGACTTCTTCAATTTAACGCCTTTGCACTCCTCGCTATTTATGATTTATCTCCGCTGCAGAGACAAGTTATGGGGGAATATTATGCCAATTGGGGGTGCCGTCACGCTGTTGAGTCGTGAGGCTATTACTGGATGGGTGGTAGATACGGAAGCGGAGAGCCTGCCGACTGTCGATATTTTTGTCGACGGTCATAAGGTGCGGACCATCAAGCCGACGTCGAAAATGAAGGGTTTTGAAGAGTTCCCCTGCAAGGGGATGGCACAATTCAAGTTTCGTGTAACGCCTTCGTTTGCTCAGTACATCCACACCGCGCAATCACTTCAGTTTCGCGTGCGCGACAAGGTTTTGCCCGTAGTTGAAAACAAGTATCGAGTAATTCGAGCCGACAGGCGGCAACCTGTCGAAGAGTTAGTTGACCGTCTGAAAGTAGGTTATATTGTAACCAAGACCGGGAAATTCCGCCTTTCGGTTCATTTGGATATCGAATGGCAGCATAAAGTGCTTCAATTCTACGCGCGCGCCCGAGAAGTATTTAAAAGTAAATATGATCTCGACCTACCGATCGCCTATGGCACCCTCCTGGGACATGTTCGGCAAGGCGGGTTCATCCCTGGAGATGATGATTTCGACACTACTTACGTGTCACGTCACACGGATACTCATGCCGTAAAACGCGAGATGATCTCGATCATGCGCGACCTCATTGGGGCCGGGGAAACCGTAAAGCTAGCGAAGCGAAAAAATTTCTTCCATTGGGCGGACAAGGATCTAGGCGTCACAATCGACGTTTTCCCTGCTTGGTGCAGGGGCGACATGTATTTTCAGTCTTTCGCCGTTGGAAGTGAAGTTGCGAAGGAAGTAGCTAAAGGTTTCACGGAAGAAACTCTCTGCGGGATGCCAGTCCTTGTTCCTGTTGAAAAAGAGAAGGTGCTAGAAGGTACGTACGGGTCAGAGTGGCGTACCCCAGATCCCATGTTCCAATGGGTCGTAAAAGACCCGGCTGCCTATGAGATGGCCAAGCTCTCCTTGACTAAGGAAGAAGCAAACGAGATTTATTGGGATCTGAACTACAAAGATCTGAGCGTTAACCCGCCCTCAAGCTTCGCAAATGCGGTCCAACCAAAGATCGACAAAAGAATAAAGGGCTTGATTGATCTTGGTTGCGGTAGCGGCCGGGATACGACTTTCGTGTCGGGTGGCTTGAAGGCTCTTGGTTTGGACTATGCCCACACGGCAATTGTAGCAAACCGTGACAGAATGTCCCGAGAGGGCGTTACTAACGTCGCTTTTGAGCAGGTTGACGTTCGCGAGACAGAGGCGCTGACTTCAATAATCAAAGCCTTCTCGAAAGCGGCTGGCGGTCCCATTGCTGTCTACTCGAGATTCTTCCTCCATAGCATCGACGATGCGGGCGAAGCCAGCGTACTGCGCGCAATCAAGGATGCTTTGCCAACAGGGTCATCGGTGTTTCTTGAGTTCAGGACACATCTCGACCAGCACCTTACCAAGACGCATGGTGGTCACTATCGAAGATTCGTAAATCCTGACGATTTCGAGAAGAGGGTCGCAAATCTCAAGGTCTTCGAAATTGTGCAAAGACAGGAAGGACAGGGCCTTGCGACCTACAAGGACGAAGATCCACACATCGCACGCTTTGAACTGAGAAAGATTTCGCGCCGGCCGGTGAAAAAGACTTTCTGGAAAACGATGCGGAACAAAGTCGGGTTCTAACCCCGCCACCAACAGGCAGGCCGCCCCGTCGTTTTGGGCGGCCTTTCTCGCGCCTGATGTTGTCGGCTGGCGCCTGTCGTGAACCGATCAGCGCTCCGTGCTGGCCTTCGCGCGCCTGGGCTTTGCGCCATCTCCATTTGGCGCGCCCCACACTGCCCGATATCACTGGCCATACGGCTGGCCCCTAACCACGGCGTTCCTCGCGAGCGTTCGCCTTCGTGTTCGCTACTCCCAAAAGACACTCCCAAAAGACCATCCACGACCACGTCAAAGCTTGGCCGCGCGTTCATGCGCGACCATGAAGATAACTATCTGACCTAAAAATCTCTAAAGGACCCACCATGGACAAAACCGTACCCCCCGGCGCGGCGCTTCTGCTTGCGTTCATCTACCAGACCGAAACCAGCAGGAAGGCGCCGGAATGTTACAACGTCATCTACGGCCACAACCAAGACAAGCTGCCAAAGCCGCTCACCTCTATGACCTATGACGAGATCGTCGATTTGCAGCTGAGTTGGACGAAGCGCTTCGGCTCCAGCGCGGCTGGCGCCGCCCAGTTCATGCGCGCCACCCTTGTCGACCTTGCCAAGGCAAATCCGTCACTGCGGGGTGATCAACCGTTCGACCCGGATCTGCAGGACAGGCTTGCCTACAAGCTGCTCGTTCGGCGCGGCTTTGACCTGTTCATCGAGGGTAAGATGAGCCGCACGGCGTTCGGCCAGCGTCTGGCGCAGGAGTGGGCGTCGCTTCCTGTACTTGCCGCCACTAAAAGCACCCATCGTAACCTCAAGCGTGGTCAGTCCTTCTACGCAGGTGACGGATTAAACAAGGCGCTGGTCAAGCCAGAGAGGGTCGAGTCAGTCCTTGATCGAGTGCTGGCGGTTGGTCGGGGCGGCGCGGTTCTGGACCCGCACGAGGGGCGGGTGCCGAAGCCTGCGAAATGGCGAAAGCCGGTGGCACAGTCCGGGCGCTTCTGGACATGGCTGCTCACTGCTGGCGGAACGATCATCACGGCGCTCAAGGAGTTGAACGTGGTCTCGCTCGACTGGCGGGTGCAGATGGCGATCCTCGCCGTCATCGTCGGCTTCGCCATTTACGCGATCACCTCCATGCCAGCCGTTCGCAGTGCGCTGGGGTTGAAGTGATGCCCTCCCGACTGTCATTCGCGGCCGGCGCGTTTTTGGGCGCCTCGGCTGCGATTGTCGCCTTCGCAACGCTCAACGCGCTTCTGTGGCTGCCTACCGCCAGGAATGAAGGGCGCGATGCGGAACGGGCCGACGCCCTGAGACGCTCCATCGAAATCATCCAACAGAGGAGTCGCACAAATGCGGAAGTCAACGCTCTTGATGCTCGCGGTATTTGCATCGCTCTTGGCGGCCGGTGGGTGCAAGGCCACTGCGAGTGACGTGACGGGCGCAGGGTTCGAGGTGCTGACGCTCTCGCAGGCGACACGCGCCTTCGTCGTCGCCAATGACCTGTCGTTTGCGAGGCAGATCGCATCTCATAACCGCACCTGCCGGCAGATGGCCGGTTGCGCGAAATAGGAGGCACAATGTCCCTGCCCGGAGTAGACGCCGCCGTACATCAGCAACTCGGGTCTCTCGATGCCAAGGTTGATCGTATCCTTGCCGATCAGGAACAGGCGCGCGTGGATCGCAAGCAGCAATATCAGACTGCCGAGATGACGGAACGGCGTATCGACGATATCGCGCGGGACTTGGCGACGGTAAAACAACGGCTCGACAAGATGGAGCCGATTACGGCCGACATTGGTCGCTGGAAAGAGCGGTTCATTGGCATGCGACTTTTGATTGTCACCGTCGCCGCGGCCTTCGGCGCTACGCTCGCCACGTTCGGGAAATGGATCGCCATCAAGCTCGGATTTGTATGATCACCACGCCCAAATTGACTGCCCGATGCTTTTGGCGAGGCCGGCGAACGTCGTCAACAGCGTCACTACAATGAGCGCGTAGATCCACCACGGATCGCGCCTCATCGGTTACCCTGTGCTCCAGCACCATCAGTCCGTCGCTCCCTTGCTGGGGTTGTAGCCGCAACGCCCACACTCTTGCAGTCAAAATGGTGGCACCGGTGCTCCACACGGACGCTGTCCGTCTTGGGCTTCTCGTCGCCCCTTTACCGTGCCCACTTGTCGATAAAAAAGTCCCCTCTTGTGTGCGATCATAACGTGTGCTTGAAAGCAAGCTAAGAATAGCCTTCTCTCCAGAGTTGCTGCTTCACCTTTTTGGAATGCTATAGGGCGGTTATGAAGCTGAAATTAGGTAAGTACGATCTCATATTCAAGAAGAGGCCCCGTCCGAAACCTAAGCCAATAAAGGTTATTCAGCCATCGCTAAAAATACTGAATCCTGAGCTGTTTGAGCGGGATGCCGGAGATGTCAGAGTAATCCTGTACCATGGCGATGCAACGCTTGGATCTGAACACATCTATCGTCAGTGGCGAGCCGAGTTCATTAAATCTGGCGTTCCCTTCATCGGGCTTTTTCGGGTCCGGAATATTTTCGAGAAGGTGATTCTTGAGTTCCCCGATGACCAAATTGTGTTGCTCGTCGGTAATGAAGAAACGCCGACGTTGATGTCTCGTATGCCGGCGCTACGAGCGGTCATGCACACCGGAAATCCGGGCAACATTATTCACCTGATTCAATACGGAGACCTAAAGCATTGCTTTATTGGTCACGGCGATAGCTACAAGAATGCTTCCGCATCGAAGACCTTCAGGGTCTACGATGAAATATGGGTCGCTGGCCAAGGGCACATTGATCGTCTCCAACGTTTCGGATCGAGTTGGCGGTTCCGCATTGTTGGTCGACCTCAAGCAAAAGATTTTATGTCTAGCGCAGCACCTGAGACGCTCACAGCTTGCTACCTGCCAACATGGGAGGGTCCGAATGTCAGAAACGAATATTGCTCTCTCGAGTTTGCAGAAGCCATTTCCAATGTCCTTCGCGAGACGTTCCAATCGGTCCATGTGAAGCTTCATCCGTGCACAGGATTTCGGCTCAATAACCTGACCGACGTTCAGCAGAAAATCGTCGATACCGGCGCAAATCTTATCGACGTCAGTGCCCCGATCGACGCCGTGATGAAGAATTCATCAATTTGCGTGACTGACGTGTCGAGTGTAGTTTCCGACTGGCTAACCAGCCAACGCCCGGTCTTCGTCTACGTGCCGAAAGGTGTTGATCGCAGCTCGCTTCCGATCAACACCTATTGCTACATTTATTCCGATATCGGTGAACTTGAGGCGCTTCTCAATAGGGTAGTGGTGGAGGGTGACGACTGGCTTGCAGCCGAACGCGCAGTGGCCTCCGAATATTTGGTGTCATCCGAGGCAACGAAAACGGATCAGTTCGTCAGGCAGCTTAGAGATGTGGCAAATATGTAGGTATTATTAGCGCCGCGCTCTTCTCAGCAAGCGGGGTTACCGACGCTGCGGCGAAGGAGACGGTGAAGTGGGCCAAACGAGGAGGAGGTGCTTTTCTTTTGACCGAGAACGATACCCCCGACGTCGTCGAGAACTCTCTTTCCGAAAGTGGCGTTCAGGTGTGTTGGATCGGCATTATAGTCTCGACCCGAAAGCCGAGTAGCCCCGACGGCGTACTCACCAAGCGTCAGGCAGCCATCGGTGATTGTATCTTCAGGCTGAAGAAGCAGAGTAGCCCCGGCGGCACTTGCGCGCTCTCTCCATTTGTCACGGCAGAGACCCGTCGCCCACCTGGCAGCGGCTTGGCCCTTCTTCGACTTGATCCACTGATAATCAGCCCGCAGGAGGAGGTTTTCGTTCGGAAGTGGCGCCGGTGCCAAGATGATCAGTTTACCGCACCCTTTGATCAAGTTAAGTACGTGCGCCGCCGCTCTTTGATCATTGATGGCATCAATGAGTGCGCCGAACGCCGGTTCCGAGATCAGGCGAGAGCCAGCGCAGAAGCGAAGGTCCATAGGCTGAAACTCAGCTAAAATTGTTAGAGCGTCGTGGGATCGAAGGCCTAGACCATATACCACGATTGCATCAAAACGGTCCAGGTTGACCTCAGTCAGACCGCCAGACGTTTTTTCGAACCATTCGCGAAGCCGTTGCCCGCGGGGGACAATCTTCTGGCCATTGCCCTTCGCACGGAGACCTCGAAGTCCAGCAGCCGGAGCGCCGATGAAGGTGGGGCGCCAGCCGTCAGGCGGCGCTTTATCGGCGGCGAGTTTGAGCATGTTCACATGGGAGTTGGCGAATATGCAGACGTTAAGCACTGAAGGTCTCCAGCATTGCTTCTTCACATACGATATCATCCTTCGACAGAACTTTCTCCTTTGAGGGCTTTTTCTTGATTGCCGGATGCTGTGAGAAAAACACGCGCATTACGGATCGGACGCCCTGGTCTTCGACAGTCCTAAGGTTCGAAGAGTAGAAGAAGCCCTTGGAGAAGGGGGTGGCGATCAACTCGTAAGAGGGGAAATAGTCGATATCGGCATAGTCCTCGGCAAGTTCGCCGGCAACAGCTCTCAGCACGGATTTTGAGTAGGTGGTTGCCGAAAGCACGTGACTTTCACTGGCTGTCGCGATGAGCGCAACCGGTGAAACTGTCACGATGAATTTGGCCGTTACGTTGCGCTCCAGAACGAGGGATCGGAATTTCTCGAATGACGCCCGGATCTCGGAGGTACGATAATTCTTGAACTCGTACACCTTTGGGTCATATGTCCCCGTAATCGTTCCCGGCGCAGTTGGGTAGCAGGTTCCGCTTTCCCGATGGATCCATCCCTCAGTGAGGCCAAAGGTGAAGACAAAGATGTTCGCCGTTTCGACAACCTCCCGAACCGCCGCAAGGTGTTCCTCACGGTGAGCCTTCACCTCGGCAGGAGAGGATAGGCCGCAAGGCTCTACACTGGGGCGGAACGCATCGTAGTAGCGTCCTTGCTTTTCCCACACGGGTTCGCTCGGCGTGAAGAGGCCGTACGCCTCTTCGACCAGCTGCAAGAGCTGCTGTGCATAATAGATGTTCCCGTATCGAGCAGAATAGGTACGCCAGCCAAATTTCCTGGCGGCCGCATCGGTTATGCCGTTCGGCGCTGGTTCTGCATCGATCACGTTGTAACCAGCTGCGCGCAGGTGTCCGCCAATATGTTGAGCGAAGCAACTGCCGGCCGTCGCGATTTTGTCAGTCGGCAGGATACGGAACTTTCGCTTGTAAAGATCAATAATTGAAAACGGATGTTGTTCGCTGACACCCGTTTTCCAAAAGCGCTCTGGTGGGAGCGACTGGTATGGCGATTTCAT